TGCGCGATTTAATTGCAGACTTAAAAGAAGCGCACCCAAAAATTTCAAAAATTTCTGGGCACAATGAATGGTCGAACAAGGCTTGCCCCTGCTTCGACGTTGAAGACTGGTTGATAGGAGACTGACATGGGACACAGTACACACCGCAAAGGTAAAGGCAAAGTTCACAGCCTTGGCTCTCACTTGTCGCCATTGCCAGACAAAGGCGTGTCTAAGGAAGTATCGCACAAGAGGACGACCACCGAACCGATACCCTCGACGGTCAGCAAAGAGGCGGCAGCAATCATTCGTCGGATACAAGCTAAAAACAGACGCGATAATAAGGGCTAAGTCGTGGAACCTATATCAGTCGCAGTCGCAGCGTTCGCTGCGATTAAGTCTGGTGTGAAGCTGGGCAAGGATGCCCACAGTATGATGGGCGACATCGGTAGGATGTGGGGAGCCATTGACGAAGTCAGGGACGGCCACAAAAAAAAGCGGAAGCGGTCTGGCAAGTCTGTCAACGAAGAGGCGCTTGAAACTTACGCAGCTCAGCAGAAGTGCAACGACTTAGAAGTCGAACTTAAGAAAGCTGTGATAGCCAGCCGAGGATTTTATGCGTGGGATGCCTTGCTGAAAGTCAGAGGCGAGATTAAAAAGAAAAGAATAGCAGAAGAAAAGCTACGGCAAGAAGAACTGCAACACAAAATAGAGATGGCATGTGCTGTCATCCTCTTCGTCGTCTTAATCGCGGGTATGTTCACGGGGGTATGGCTGTGGCTGGGCTAAAAAGTCTAGTGCTTTATGCAAAGAATTATCACCGGGATTTTTAATCACCATGTCTACCTCGTAGTCGTACTGTTCACTACTATGTCTTGCGGCGGTTCCTGTCGATTGGCTGCTGTCCGGTGGTAACACCCGAACCACCATCCCGCCCATCTTCTGCACCCGCTCCGCTTCGTTCTGAAAGCGACAGTCGTCTGTTACGACTGGCTGGGTCAGAAGCAACTGCTTTGCGCGGTGCGCCCACACGTTGCCCCATAAGTTTTCGCTGATTAGGTCGCGTCCCCATTCCGTTCCAAGTGTCTGCATCGCCCATCTCGGTGTCCTTCCAGCAAGTATATCACACGGCTGCTCCTTAAGAGCGCCCTCTAAATGCTCGTCCGTCAAACCCATCTGCTTCAGCATCATCTTTAACGGCCCAGCGAACTTGATCTTAGTATAGCCGTAATGACTGCATAAGTAATCCGCGCATACAGATTTACCGCTGCCGATTGGCCCGACGAAAGCTACTAATCTATTCATAATCAATCACCTCTTTTCTCAGATTGGCGATGTCTTTGCGAATATACTTGAGTTTGTCGTAGGCTTTACGTCTGTCAGACAGGCTTGCGTCGACGTCAGTCTGGTCAGGTCTATCGTCACCCCATTCGATCATCCATTCTAAGTCTGCGATGCGTGTCACCACGCTCTGTTCCAGCAACTCAAGATCAACGATCAGCTTTTTTTTGTTTTTAATTTTCATGTCGGCCTCGGTTCAAATTTTATCCAGTCGGTACAAGTAGTTGCATCACACCTGTCGCAGTGAAACACTCCATCGTTGTCTGCGATGCTGTTGCCGCAAGTCCTTACTGATTTCTCGGTTGGCTCAGTTCCATTCCAGCAAGCGTCACGCTTAAAACAACCTCGACAACGCCAGTCGCTCTCGTCTGACGCTATGCGTACAACCCTGTTATTCAGCACGTCTTCAATTTTAGTCGTGAGGTACGCCCAACGAAAGTCATCGAACTCGACGTACTCGTGGTGGTAGGCCGAATTGTTTTTGTTGTACGCGACGATCACAAAATTGCGTATGCCAGACAGCCCCATCATGCACTGCATCTGGTCGTAGTAATTTGGGTGACTACCTCGCACACCTTTTTTAACGAACTCTTGATGCTTGTTCATATTCATAGACTTGATCTCGACGCCGAATGTTTCACCATCGACTTCCATCAGGCCATCTGCGTTGCCCATGACCAGCCCACCATAACCCGTCCAGCGCCACTGCTTGCCTGTGAGTGGGTCATTCTCCATCACATGCACGCCAGCTTTACGCATGTCTTTCACGACATCGTATTCTATTTTGTGTCCGTCACGAAATATGCGCTTGAGTTGTGGTTCGGGTGCGGTGTCGGGGTAGCCACGGTAACTAAATGCAATGGAAGCAAGGCATTGCTGGCCTATGCCAGAAGCACCGATGTATTGTCGTGGCGTGCCACGTTTTTCTTGTCGGTATGCTTCAGTTATCAGACTTGTTATGTCTGGACACGATGTCCATTTGTCCATTTGCCTTGTCCATTTAAAAAAGGGGGTGAGCTACCAAATTCCGAGCGCGGCAACCATATAGGTTGGGCATACTCACAGGCTCTCACCCCCAGTCTCGCCATCACGCTGGGAGGTTAAAACGGGATGGCATCATCCAGATCGCGGGAAGGGGACGAACCCACTGAGCTGGAATTAGTTGTGGTCTGCATAGTCGCAGGGTCTAAGAACCCCTTAACGCGAGAGCCGTTACGAGTTTCCCCGTCTTTTACGTACTGCTCAGCAACAACCAACACCCCAACCTTGAGGCCATTTATGCTGCCGATGCCGTGCTTGCCCACATTGTTTGGGTCTTTGTGACCGCCAAGTGTTAGAAGAGCTTTGAGTTGCTCACGGCCAATGCGGGTGGCCTGATCAGAAGATGGGATGTGGATGTTGAGAAAGGCACGCAGACTTCCCATGCCACCTACATCTTCAAGCTCGACTTCTACCATCTTGCCGCCAGACTTCGTGTCTTTCAGCTTGGCTTCCTTGGCGAGACACACGTAACGCCCCGGTCGTAACGCGCTAGATACACCAGACGCTTCCACCGTTGATAAATTTAAGTCGTTGAAAGAAAAGCTCATGCTTCTTGCTCCTGTGCGCTGCGTAATTTTTTAAAGTCTGCGTCTGACATGCCCATCTTCTTGAACAAATCGACTAAGTTTCCTGTCTGCTCGACGGGCAGAAGACGACGTTTTTCATCGCGCACCTTGCCCTTCCAACCCTTCACGTCGTCGGTGATGATGTAGCGAAGCACCTTTGGGTTGTCCTTGTCGCCAGACGTGGCCCGTACACCAGCAAAGACGTTGTCAAAAATGCCGGGCAGTGCCTGTTGGACTGCCTTACCATCAAGAAACGGCCAGTGTTCGACGTTGCCGTTTTCGTCTTGGCTTTCTTTCGCAAGAGCCGTGACAAGAAAGTGCATCGGCATGTCGCGGATAGCCTTGCAAGCGCCGATCAGATTGGCAGTATGCTTGGCCCACGCTTCAAATCCGTTAGCGTTTTTCTTGCCTTGTCTCTGCGCCTCTTCATCTGCGTGCTGCTGTGCAGCCTTGAGTGAGTGGCTGGACAGTTCCGTAAGACTGTCTAAGCCTATCCATGTGTACCCAGCCCCTTTAAACTCTGGCGTTTTCATCCAGCGGAATATGTCGACAAAACTATAGCTGTTAGCTTCTGGGTCAGACGTGCCGTTCCAACTGTCGAAAGGTAGGTAGTCTATACCCGCCGAGCGGATAGACGACAGACCGCTCTCGCCGCTTATAATAAAGCCCTTGCCGTAGTGTTCTTGAAGGTGCTTGAACTGAGTTGTCTTGCCCCAACCATGCGGGGCAAAGAACAAAGACTTCATGTAGGAAGTCGTGCTGTCTTTTGTGTTCTGTGCCTTAAACATTAGACACCTCAATGACTTTCACACGAGCTGGGCCGGGTTCACGAGTGAGGGCTGGCAGTAATACTTTTTTCTCTGCGTCCTCAAGATTTTGGAACAGTCGCTTATTTACCGTCAGCTTTTTCTTTACGTGTTCGGGAAGAATGTCGCTCGACGCAAAGATGTCGTCTAAGTATTCCGCGTCCCACTTCCATCTTTCTAAACGAGAGCAAGTGACGGTCATGCCGTTCACATCAATAGCCTGTTCACCAGACTGGATCGGGAACTCTGCCGCAATCGTGTCGGCCAGAGAGGCGTGCTTCTCTTGGAGCTTCGCTAAGGTGCTGGCGACCTGTGCGTATTCTTTGACCGCCGCAACTAAAGCGGGGTCGCTACTGTTAATAGAGGGGTTGGTATCCCAGTCAGACATTCAATGTCTCCTTTGAAGTTGAATTAACTTCACCCTTCTACATCTCAACTGTCCCTTAAGCAACCAAGGTGTGTCCCAGTTTGTGTCACATATAACACAGACGTATAGACGGTTGCTAATATGGCCGTTAGACGCTGGTGTACATGATAAGGAGAAAGACATGGCATTAACCTTCAACGCCGCACGCTTGGTCAAAGATTGTGGTGGCGTTTCAACCGTGGCTGAAGTCCTCGGTCACCATCGAACATATCCCTACAGGGCTATGCGTACTGGATATTTCGGAACCCCAACTCTTGCAAAGCTGCTGGAGCATTACCCCAACATCAACATCAACGATTACTTTGAGGCACAGCATGACAGGCAAGCAACTGACTGAGCAGGAATGGAACGACTGGTTTACGCAGGTACACACTGCTGCGATTGAGGCTCACGACAGGGGGTGGAACATTCTCCCTGTGTCGTTGTCGTCCAAGACACCCTTGGTCGGGTGGATAGATTTGCAGACTACGCCGCTCACGTCCGAGCAGATTGACGATTGGTTTTACGAGGGCGTTAAGACTTCAAGCGGCAACATCGTTAAGCGTTTTAACATCGGTGTAATAACTGGTGAGCTTAGTGGTGTCGTAGTGCTGGACTGCGACAACGATGCCGCCGTGAAGTACGCAGACAAGCACAATTTGCGCACGCCCTTTGAGGTGTCGACGGCACGAGGCAAGCATTTTTACTTTTCTCACCCACGAGAGGGTACAAAGTTTGCGAACAAGGCTGGCGGCATAGCACGAGACTGGCCAGACATCAGCGGCTTAGACTTTAGGGGCGATGGTGGTTACGCAATGCTGCCGCCGTCAGTCAAGGTGAAGGACGGCGAAGTCGTTGGTAATTACGAGTGGGCGCATGGCATAGACTTCGATGACTTGGAGATGCACCCGTGGAAGGGCGTCGCTTCCGAGAATACATCAGACGATTTTTCTTTCGGCGCATTAGATTTGTCAGGCGTTGGCCTACACAATCCAGAAGAGTTTGTTTCTGTCTGGGATCAGACACAGGTACGTGTCGCACATCTTGGTCGCAAGCTAATGGATGGCGATGGGACAGACGCTCTGATGCTGCGTTACGCAGGGCAGAAGTGTCGGCAGGGTGCGACAGGCGACGACCTGTTGAAGATGGCGCAAGAATTTAACGATGAGTTCTTTAACACGGCTGGTTACACGCCAGACGAAACCGCTCGCTGGTTAGAGGCGAAGGTGCGTAGCGCAATCGACATGGATCGCCGCAACTACCCAAGTGATTATGATAGCGATGGCTACCGCATCAAGGCCGAGAAGAAACAGATACGTCTGGGTAGGCTCAAGCCAATCTTGGGGTCAGACATTGATCGACTGCTCGACAGTATTGGTGACACAGAATACTGGGCAGACCCCTTGATCCCTGCTGCTACGATCAGCCAAGTCGTAGGATACAATGGCCACGGCAAGTCTTTCTTTCTTCAGGCTCTGCTCACGTCGATGGCTGCTGGCAAAGAACAGTTCGGCCCATACTCCACCAAGCCAGCCAAGATATTATACTTAGACTACGACAACCCAGCTCGCACAATTCTCTACCGTTTTAAGAATTTTGTCAGGATGTTTGGCGACCCGACCGACAACTTTAATATGTGGTCGCCCAGTCTTATCAGCCAAGAAGATGGCGGCGAAATGATCCTCTCCACCGAGGCGGGGTTTAGTCTGCTGGGTGAATGGCTCGACGTAATCAAGCCCGACATCGTCGTGATCGACACGATCCGTAATGCGTTCGGTGGACTTGAGGAAGCGAGCGCATCGGAATGGTTCAAGGTAAACCATGTAGCTAAGTCGATCCGAAATAAATATGGGGCGTCGGTGGTGATGGTTCACCACAGGAACAAACCGGGAGAGGCTGGGCTTGGCCGGGAAGCCGGGTCAACTGCGCAGCTCACAGACATCGACACGCAGATCATGGTGACCCAAGTCTTTCAAAAGAAAGGTGACGCGAAGGCGAAGGCTGGCCTGTTCGACACCGAGCTGGAGGTGGTCGACAGCGCAGGAAAAGTGTGGACGCCTTTCGGATTTCTGGAGCAACGCCTACGTCCCGACAGCCGTATCCGTATGG